CAGGGCGGCGGCACGTCGCCTATCACGGGCGAGATCCCGGCCGAGGGCCGCGGGCTGCTGGCGACGATCAGCGGACCGGAGAGCGGCGGCAAATACAACGTGCGCTATGGCGGGGCCACGTTTGACGACATGTCCCGCCACCCGAACATCCCCGAGGTCATTCGCTCCGGACCGAACGCCGGGCGGACCAGCACCGCGGCCGGCCGGTACCAATTCCTGAAGGGCACCTGGGACGAAGCCGCCGCGGCGCTGGGGCTGCGCGACTTCTCGCCGGCCAGCCAGGACAAAGCGGCCTGGTGGCTGGCCTCCCGCGAATATCGGCGCAAGACGGGGCGAGAACTGCTGACCGACCTGCGCTCCAACGATCCATCCGTGCGCGCCGGCATCGGCCAGGTCCTATCTGGCCAGTGGACGTCGATGCCAGGCGGCATTGAGCAGGGCATCAACAGCGGCAACTTCGCCCGTTCTCTCGACCGGAACATCGGCGCCGAGACCGCGCGCGTGCAGGGCGGAAATGTCGGGACGGGCCCGATCACGAATAACAACACCATCAACGTGAACGGAAGCGTCGACAACGCGACGGCCGCAGATATCATCTCCCAGCTTGACCGGTCCAACCAGGACATCGTCCGGAACATGCGGAGCAGCTTCCAGTGAGCGGCGCCCTTATCCCGCAGACCGGAGCCTCCGCCGGTGCCCAGATCGCCGACCTGCTGGTGCGTCCGATCCGCCAGATCGGATTCATCATCCCCCAGGTGGTGTTGTCCGAACTGCACCACGACGAACTGGCGATCACCCAGCACCCCGTCGAACAGGGCGCGCCGATCAGCGACCACGCGTTCAAGCAGCCGGCCCAGCTATTCATCCGCGCCGGCTGGTCCTCGTCGTCGCCGGGCGCGATCCCGGCGGGCCTGATCACCCAGAACCAGGCGTTCGTCATCGCCGTGTACCAGGCGCTGCTGGACCTGCAGGCGGCGCGTGAGCCGTTCCTGGTCTGGACCGGAAAGCGCCTCTACACGAACATGCTGCTGGCGTCCCTGGACGTCGAAACCGACGAGCGCACCGAGACAGCGCTGTTCGTGACCGCCCGCTTTCAGGAGGTCATCATCGTCTCGACGCAGACGGTGCGCGTGGCGGCCTCGTCCCAGCAGGCGACGCCGCAAACCACCGCCCCCACGCAGTCCACTGGCCCGACGCAGGTGCAGCCGGCCGGCCCGTCCATCCTCCGCCGCGGGCTGGACTTCTTCGGCATCGGCGACGGCGCGCAGGGCAGCACCCCGATCTGGACACCGTAGATGGCCGATTACATCCTTCACGAGATCCCGCTCGAGCCCGGCCAGGCGCAGTCCTTTTCGATCCCGCTGGGGGGCACGACGTACCGCATGTCATTCCGCTATCGCGAGACAGGTGGCGTCGGCTGGACGATGACGATCGCCGACGCCACGGGCCGGACCCTGGTGGCGAACCGGGCGGTGACGACCGGCCGCGACCTGCTCGAGCAGTTGCGGTATCTCGGAATCGCCGGTGGCCTGCTCGTCCAGACGGACGGCGACACCGATGCGGTGCCGACCTTCGAGAACCTCGGCACGCAATCGCACGTGTTTTTCATCACGGTGCCGGCGGGATGAGCGGCAGCACCCGCCAGTGGATCCGCAACGCCTCCGTGGTGGTTGCGGACGCATCCGGCCGCGGGATCGAATTCGGCGACCTGCGGATCGTGTTCAAGGTGACCCACGAGGTCGCCGGCGAGACGCCGAAGACCCTGCAACTGCGCGCGTTCAACCTGGCGCCGGCCACCGCGAAGGTCCTGCTGTCCAAGGAATTCACCCGGGTCACGCTCAAGGTCGGATACGGCAACCCGGCGCTCTACGGCAGCGCCACCACGCAGATGGCATACGAGGGCCGGAACGACGCCATCGAGCAGCTATTCGACGGACCGCCGCAGCCGACCGGGCAAATCCAGATGTTCACCCTGTTCGAGGGCGACATTAAGCAGGCGCGCATGGGGCGGATGAACCCCACCGATACCTACGTGGACATCCTCGCCGGCTCGTCGGAGGTCGCCTACAACTTCGGCTTCATCAACAAGGCGGTGGCGGCCGGCTACACGCCCGAGGATCTCAACAAGGCGGTCGCCGAGGTCTTCGCCGGCTACAACGTCCAGCAGGGGTTTGCGGGCAACCTGTCCGGCAACGCCGCGCCGCGCGGGCGCGTGCTGTTCGGCCTGGCGCGAGAGTATGCGCGCGAGATCGCCTACACCGCCGGGAACACCTGGAGCATCGCCGACCTGACCTACGACCAGGTGCCCGTCGATACCTACATCCCGGACGAGGCAATCGTGGTGACTGCATCCACCGGCATGATCGGTATGCCGCAGATCACGCTCGACGGCGTCGTGGTGCGGTGCCTGATGAACCCGAAGATCCGCGGCAACCGGCTTGTGAAGCTGGACAACCGCTCCATCCAGACGTTCCAGCTTTCGCCGGGCTATACCCTGCCGGCGTTCATCCCCAGCCTGCAGCAGGACGGGACCTACAAGGTGATCTTCTGCGACCACATCGGCGACACCCGCGGGCAGGAGTGGTACTCGGACTTCGTCTGCCATTCGATCGACGAGAGCGCCGCGCCGACCGACGCTGTCGTCCGTGCCGTGGGATATAATCCGTAATGGATCCGCGCGAACGGTTCAGCAGCCCGCAGGAGGCGATGCGCGCGGCCGTGCTGGGGCTGCGTTCCCAGATCTGGACGGCGCTGCCAGGCATCCTGGTGTCGTTCGACGCCACGAAGATGACCGCGGAAGTGCAGCCGGCGGTCAAGAGCGTGCGCCGCAAACAAGACGGTGAGCTTGAGTATGTGACCCTGCCGGTGCTGCCGGACGTTCCGGTGCAGTTTCCGCACGGCGGCGGATACACCCTGACGCTGCCGATCGTGGCCGGCGACGAGGTCATGCTGGTTTTCCAGGCGCGGAACATGGACGGCTGGTGGGACCAGGGCGACGTGCAGAACCCGCTCGATCGCCGCATGCACGACCTGTCCGATGCCATCTGCATCCCCGGGCCCATGTCGAAGGGCAAGGTGATCGAGAACGTCTCGACCGATACCGCCCAGCTTCGCGCGGACGATGGCGAGATCACCATCACCCTGGACACGCCGAACAAGGTGATTCTGCTCAAGACGGGCGACGTAGAGGTCAAGCTGGACGGCGACGCCGACGAAATCACCATGAAGGCATCGACGAAGATCCGGCTGGAAACGCCCCTGGTGCAGATCACCGGAGCGATCGAGGCGGACGGCGAAATCGGCGGCAAGGTGGGCGGCGACAACATCAGCCTCACCACGCATATCCACTCCAACGTGCGGAACGGACCGGACGAGAGCGGCCCACCTGTGGACGATACCTGACATGCGATATCGGAAGATCACGGCGGACGGCGACTATACGTTCGGCCAGGGCCTGGCCAATTTCTGGGTCGACGTGCGCGAAGCGCCGGCCCAGGCAGTGCGCTCGCGCCTCCTGCTGCTGAAAGGGGAATGGTTCGCGGACCAGTCAGCCGGAACCGCCTGGTCCACGCGCGTCCTCGGCCGCAACACCATGTCAACCTACGACCCGGAACTGCAGGGGCGCATCGCCGGCACGCAGAAGGTGACCGGCATCCAGCAATATGAGAGCGTCGTCGACCCGAACACCCGGCGGCTGACGGTACGCGCGCGGATCTCGACTGCCTACGGTGAAATCCAGGTCCAGGAAACCATCTGACATGAGCGAGTCCATCACCAGCGTCACGCCCACGGTCGATGCGACCGGCATCCATGTCCCGGAATTCTCGACCCTGCTGGCGCACCTGGAGGCGCGCATGCGCCAGATCTTCGGCGTCGATATCTACATCGACCCGGACAGCCAGGACGGCCAGGTCCTCGGCATCGTCGCGCTCGCCTGGGCTGACACCATGGACATGAGCGTGTCGGTCTACAACGCGTTCAGCCCGTCGACGGCGCAGGGCACCGGCCTGTCGTCCCAGGTGAAGATCAACGGCATCGACCGGAACGTCGCCACCCGCTCGACGGTCGACCTCCTGATCGTGGGCGTGGCTGGAACCACCATCGTGGACGGCGCGGCCGGCGACGAGAACGGCGTCCGCTGGAACCTGCCCTCGCCCACAGTGATCCCGGTCGCCGGCGAGATCACCGTCACCGCCACTGCGGCCGACCTGGGCGACCAGCGAGCCGAGGAAGACACCATCAACCGGATCCTGACGCCGACCCGCGGCTGGCAGACGGTGAACAACGCCACAGCGGCGAACCCTGGGGCGCCTATCGAGAGCGACGCCGCGCTGCGCATCCGCCAGGCGATCAGCACCGCGCTGCCCTCCCTGACCGTGCTTGATGGCATCATCGGCGCCGTCGCCACCATCGACGGCGTGACCCGCTACCGCGCCTATGAGAACGACAGCCTGATCGTCGACGCGAACGGCATCCCGGCGCACGCCATCAGCCTGGTGGTGGACGGCGGCGATGCCCAGGAGATCGTCGATGCGATCGGGCTGAAGAAATCGCCGGGCGTGTCGACCTATGGAACCACCACCGGGGTCTACGAGGACTTCTACGGGATCCCGCACGACATCAACTTCTATCGGCCCACGGAGGTCGCGATCACGGTCGAGATCACGCTGACCGCGCTGGAT